CTTCGAGTGGGGCAAAATTATGCTTGGTGTTCACCACGGCCACAAAGTCAAGAACGAAAACTTGCCGCTGCTGTTCGCCGCTCAATTTCCAGAAGAGTGGGGCCGAACTAAGCACCGTGAAATACACTGCGGCCATCGACACCATCGTGATGAGAAGGAATACAACGGGGTTGTGGTGGTGCAACACCCAACGCTGGCGGCGCGTGATGCCTATGCCGCGCGCGGCGGCTGGATTGCAGACCGAGCAGCTTGGGCCATCACGTACCATAAAAAGTATGGCGCTGTAGGGCGCGTAATGGTAACGACCGAGATGCTGGATGCTGTGTGATAGATGCAGGTTTTCTGGTGCGCAAGACGTAAAAAACTGATATAGGGGTACGTTATGGCCACTGCGATGACATTCACGACGTTGAAACAAGACGTGCAGCGTTACCTTGAGCGCGGCAACACGCTTGCGTCCGACCCGATTGTCTTTGAGCAAATCCCACGTTTAATCAACCTCGCCGAGCGTCGCATCGCCCGCGAACTGAAGATTGAAGGCTTCATCAACGTCGTGACTGGCACGCTCTCTGCGGGCCAGTCTGTCTACCCAAAGCCTGATCGCTGGCGCGACACGGTGTCGATAAGCATCGGCACAGGCGCGTCGTTGGACAACCGCAAAGTTTTGTTCGCCCGCGTCTACGAATATCTGCGGTCCTATTGGCCGAACGCGTTGGAGACGGACACGCCTCTGTTCTACAGCGACTATGACTACAGCCACTGGCTGCTTGCGCCGACACCGGACGCAGAATACCCATTCGAAATCCTGTATTACGAACTGCCGCCATTGCTCGACGAGAGCGTGCAGACGAACTGGATTACCGAATACGCCCCGCAGCTTCTGCTTTACGGCACGCTGGTTGAGGCAACGCCGTTCCTCAAGAACGACGAACGCATCCCAGTTTGGCAGAACATGTATGACCGCGCGGCGGCAATGTTGAACGGCGAAGACCTCGCCAAAATCCTAGACCGATCCGCCGTGCGCAAGGAGGCGTAATAATGTCCACGTCATTCACTCAAGTCTTCGGCGGTACGACGATTTACCCCTCAGACGTATCGTATCTCGCCCTCGCACTGACCAGCGACATCGTCCTTGAGTGGCCGCTTGAAGCCACCACCGGCAACAATGTCGTCGCACGCATCATCGACATCACGCCAACTGGCCCGTACACGATAGCCCTGCCTGACGCGATGTCAGTCGGCGTCGGCCAGACAATCCTGTTCAACAACCTCGGCCCAAGCACAATCACCGTTGACAACGCCGCCGGTAACGCAATCCTGAGCATCGGCGCGGGCGAGCAGTGGCAGGCGTATCTCATCAGCAACACCACTGTCGGCGGTGTCTGGCGCACGTTCCGTTACGGCGCGGCTACCGCGCAGGCTCAGGCCGCCGCGTTGGCTGGCGCTGGTCTGGTCGCGGACGGTTCGGAACTCGCGCAGAATTACGAAGTCGTTGACTTCTCCATCACGCCCTACAGCTTGACCGCGCCTGACCGCGCAAAGGTCTTTGTCTGGGGCGGCGGCCTCGGCACGCTCAACTTGCCGACTGCCGTGGCCGCTGGCGACGGCTGGTTCGTGCAAGTCCGCAACGGCGGGCAGGGCGACTTGACTATCGATCCGGCGGGGACTGAGCTTATCAACGCGGCGTCCACGCTGCGCTTGCAGCCGGGCGACAGTGCCGTAGTCGTAAGCGACGGCGTGCAGTGGTACACCATCGGCCTCGGCCAGCAGGCGGTCTTCGCCTTCGATTATACGAGTATCGCTGTCACTGGCGGCACGTATACGCTTGCTGGTTCTGAGCTGAACCGCATCGCGTACAAGTTCACAGGCACACTGGCGTCTAACGCCAACATCGTTGTGCCCGCAACGGTGCAGCAATACTGGGTAAACAACGCCACGACTGGCGCGTTTACGCTCGGCGTCAAGACGGCCAGTGGCACAGCCACTTTGGTCGCTCAGGGTGCAACGGCCATTCTGTATTGCGACGGAACCGACATCATCTCGGCGACCACTTCGTCGGCCTTTGTCGGCACAGTCCCTATCAGCCAAGGCGGCACGGGCGCGGTCAACGCACCGTCGGCCCTGACCAACCTCGGCGGCACAGGCATCGGCACCGCCGTCTTCACGGCATCCACAACGGCTGCTGCCCGCTCTGCCATCGCGGCGGCAGCGTCTGGCGCGAACAGCGACATCACCTCGCTGTCGGGTCTCACAACGCCATTGAGCGTCGCGCAGGGCGGCACAGGCTCCGCGACAGCCGCAGGCGCACGCTCTAACCTCAGCGCGGCCCAGTCGGGTAGCAACGCGGACATAACGGCGTTGACAGCCTCTGGTGGCGTGCGGGTCGGCGCACCGACGGGTGGCGCGCAGGGTACGGGCACAATCAACGCGACTGGCCTCTTCATCAACGGCGTGGGCGTCGGTACGGGTTCAGGCTCGGTGACGAGCGTCGCGATGACTGTCCCGTCGTTCCTGTCGGTCACAGGCTCGCCAGTCACGACGTCAGGCACACTGGCCGTGTCGCTGTCGGGCACTGCGCTCCCTGTCGCCAACGGCGGAACGGGACAGACGACATATACCGACGGGCAGTTGCTCATCGGCAACAGCACAGGCAACACGCTCACGAAGGCGACCCTGACGGCTGGATCGGGCATCAGCATCACGAACAGTGCGGGTGGCATCACCATCACGTCTACCGCCGGTGGCGGTACAGTTACGTCAGTGGCCGCGTCGGGCGGCACTACTGGCCTCTCGTTTACCGGCTCACCCATCACAACTTCGGGCACACTGACACTCGGCGGTACGCTTGCAATCGCAAATGGCGGTACCGGCGCAACCAGTGCCTCTGGCGCGAGACTTAACCTCGGTGCGGCTGGCTCTGGCGCAAACTCCGACATCACATCGCTTGCTGGCCTGACCACCGCTCTGTCCATCGGACAAGGCGGCACCGGCGCGACTGACGCCGCAACGGCGCGCGCCAACCTCGGCGCGGGGACGGGCATCGGCACCGTCACTTCTGTCAGCGGTACAGGCTCGGTAAACGGCATCACGCTTAGTGGCACCGTCACGTCGTCTGGCTCGCTTACCCTCGGCGGCGCGCTGTCTGGCGTCAGCCTCACGACGCAAGTCAGCGGTACGCTGCCTGTCGGTAACGGCGGCACCGGCGCAACAACCGCAGCGGCGGCCTTGTCGTCTCTCGGCGCTTACCCCGCGAGCAACCCGTCAGGCTTTACGAGCAATACTGGCACCGTCACTTCGGTCTCTGGCTCAGGGGGCACAACGGGCCTCACCCTGACTGGCGGCGCAATCACGACGTCGGGGACATTGACGCTCGGCGGCACACTCGCTGTCGCCAACGGTGGTACGGGTGCAACCGATGCGGCGACTGCTCGGTCTAACCTTAGCGTTCCGTCGGCTACTGGTTCCGGCGCGTCGGGCACTTGGAGCATAAGCATCAACGGCAACGCGGCGACTGCGACCTCGGCGACCAGCGCAACGTCCGCCACCTCGGCGACTACGGCTGGATCGGTCACCAATGCGGTAACCTTTAACAATACAGGTGGCGCAGCGGCGGGCACGACCTTCAACGGGTCGGCAGCACGCACAATCGACTACAGCACTGTTGGCGCTCCTAAAGCAGACGGCACAGGCGCATCTGGCACTTGGGGTATTAACATCAGCGGCAACGCGGCGACTGCCACATCGGCAACGTCGGCTACAACAGCTACCAGCGCCACGAACGCTACCAATGCGACGAATGCTACCAACGCGACGAATGCAACGAACGCAGCCAATCTCGTCACGACCAACTTCTCCATCGTGGAGAGCGGAGGCTATCTGTACGTTAAGTACGGTGCGGCCACCATCGTGCGGATTGACAGCACCGGAAACATCATCGCTGAAGGTGACGTCACAGCCTTTGGGAGCATCTAATGGCACTACCATCCAGCGGCCCTCTTACCCTTGCTAATATCCAGACTGAGTTT